ATGTTGCAATCGTAACAGGGGTAAAAGATGGTCAATTAGTATTAGAAGAAGCTAACTATCAATCAGGTGAGGTTACAAAAGGACGTTTACTTGATCCTAATGATCCTAAGATTTATGGATTTGTAGGAGCGGCCAACGCCCCAGCAATGAGCATGGGAGGGAACATTGAAATGGAGGGAACGAATGAGGCTATTCAGTCTCAGATAGGAGGTGAGCAATTCTCACCAGAGATTCAAGACGCAGTAACAGAATTTAACCTTGGAAGTGCTTCGGTACAAGGAAAGATTCTTGATGATGCTAGGAAAGCTGGTGTATTGCAGGAGCTTAGTAGGGCTTTGGATGCTGGTGATGCAGAAAGGACTCCACTTGAAGCGCAGGTTAGCGGCTTTGTTCAATCTGTATCAGGCATTAAAGATAAGGACGCTCGCATTCAGGCTGAAAAGGATATTCTAAGGGAGATTAGCTCAGGCAGAGCTAAGACACCAGCCGAGGCTAAACGTAATCTAGGGATAGTATCAACAGAAGACAAGGAGGTTAAAAAGCGTATTGATTCTGACCTGAAACCTGTCGCCAAAGCAACTAATGAAATTATAAGAAGTGCAAAGAACATCATTAACCTTTCAGGTATCGAAGGAGGTATTGGAGATGTTGCAACAATAACAGCCTTCCTAAAGACTATTGATCCTACGTCCGTAGCTAGAGAAAGTGAGGTAGCTGGTGTTGAAAACGCTAGAGGTGTAATAGAGGGTATTGAAGTCCAGATGAGCAAATTTAGTGAGGGTACAAAATTAAGCTCAAATCAACGAGTACAACTAAGACAGGCCGCACAGGTACTAGCCGAATCAGCTAGAGCTAATCATTATGAGAAACTCATCCAAGGTAAAGCTGAGCTTGAAACACAAAGGGGAGTAGACGCTACCGTAGTTTCAGACTTCCAAATTGAAAAGCTTGAACGTGAACTTGGACAAGCAAGGGTTGATCAAATTAGAATGGAGAATGGAATACCAGCAGAAGGAGAAATTCTAATATTCCGTGACGGTCAAGAAGGCTTCATACCAGAGGAAGAGTTTAACCCTGAAACAGATCAATTAATCCAATAATTATGCCATTTAGACCAGTACAAACACAGGACAATGCAATTACAAACAGACTGGTGGACGAAGGTGCATTACCTGAATCACAACGTGAAATCTTCCCCCAGAAGAGCCAAGGTGGATTTAGGCCTGTTGATATGACACCCCTTGACCCAGCTCAAAACTCTCTAGGAGTCAAAAGCAATCCTTTATTAGGTGAGGAGCCTAAGCAGCCTAAAGGAAGAATTGGACTAGGATTTGAAGCATTTGGGGAATCATTTGTTGGAGGCTTTAAGAAATTTGGTAGTGGGTTAGCTGACATTGGAGGATCTTTAACAGGTCAAACTTTCATAGGGGAGCAGGATCGAAGTGTTCCAACTCCCGAAGGACAACGAAGAGGGTTAATAAATAGAGCGCAACAGTTTGGAAGAGGATTAACTCAATTAACTGGTGGAGCTGGTGCAGTTGTTACAAGCCCTATCGCCGCTCCCATTGGAGCCTTTTCACCTGAGATAGGAAAAGCAGCTAGATTTGTTTCTGAAAAATTACCAGATCCAGCTAAAGAAAGAGCGGCTCAATTCATCGAATCAATACCGCAAGACGTAAAGGCTCAGTTTGGGGATGTAATTGACTCACTTGGTCTACTGGCTATACCATCAAAAGCACCCGCACTTGCCGCGAAGAAAGCCCTAGCAACAAGGGCAGGTAAGGCATTTAAAGAAAGTTCCAAGAGAACCAAGCAAATAAGAAAGGCTTCTTTTATTGATGATCTAATTAGACCAGAGGTGACTAAAAAAGTTGGAGAGGAGCAGGTTAAAAGGGCAATCGTTAAGGGAGCTTTTAAAAAGAAAGTAGTACCTCTGAGTAAGGGTGAGGCAGCAATCAAGAAGGAGGTTTTGAAGATCAAAGATTTAAAGCCTAACATGACTAAACAAGAAGCCTTTAATGTTATCTCTAAAGAGAATGTGAAAAAAGCTACGCAACTTGAAAGCGCATTACAAAAGAACGACTTCTTCTTTCCTAAGAGGGAGCTTAGATCACGACTATCCAAAGCCCGACAGGAACTTGCAAAGTCTCCTACTTTGGTTGGGGATGCTCAAAGTATGGCGCAAAGATTCATTGATAAAATGGATGACTTAGTAGAGCAAGGAGGAGCTAAGGGTTCATCCCTATTGAAGGCAAGAAAAGCATTTGATAAGTTTGTGAAAGCAGAGAAGCCTAAAGCATTTGATCCAACATCTGCTAATGCCTTTGATAGATCACTAAAGACAATCCGAAAAACCGTTAACGACTTCCTAGACGAAAAGGCTACCTCTGTAGCGGTTAAGAAATCATTGAGAGAGCAAAGGACTTTGTTCAACGCCTTGGAAAACATCACACCAAAAGCAGCTAAAGAAGCTCAAACCGTATTAGGTCGAGCAGTTCAAAGAGCTACAGGATTACTTGGAGAAAAGAATAAGGTTATTAAAGAGATTGCTGCGGCTTCAGTTGCTATACCAGCAGTAACATTAGCCCCTAGCTTTGTTGCTGGTGCAGGGTTGACATTTGCTGGAATTAAAGGGGCTAAAGCAGCCATTACAAGCCCAGCATTAAGGAGCAGCCTTGGAAAGTTACTTACCGAATTAGGTAAATTGCAAGTCTCCAAGACTGGTGTTTCCGCTGGTGCAATTATCTCTCTAAAGAAAGAAATTGAATCAATTATGCAGCGATAGCTAGAAGGGTTTGTCCTATGATGTAGAATATTAATAATCTAAATCCCCAGCCAAAAACGGTTCCTAAAAATTTTTCCATATTATTGTTTGTTAGTTTGTAAAGATATTTGATTCTCAGGTATAATCAACTCGTCACGATGAATATCCTCTAAGTACTCCTGTTCGTTCTGATAGCAATAGACCAAAACAAGAGCGGTTAAGATAAAAAGTATTGTCATTATTAAGTTTTTCATTTTATTATTAATTATTAGATATGAGCAGTACAGACCGAGATTTAACTAAACTAAAGCCTGATTTCAAAGTTAAAGTAGATAAGTTTCTCGCAGAGGCTCAAGGGATATTTGTCACCGAAGCGTGGAGAAGCGACGCGAGACAAGCAGAGCTTTTAAAGAGTGGAGCTTCACAGGTGACAGTTTCTAATCACCAGTTAGGCAACGCTATTGATATTGCCTTTTACGGTGAGGATATTTACCCAAGTGATCACAGTAAGTGGGAAGAGGTGGCAAAGATAGCGAATAAGTACGGCATGGAATGGGGCTATGACTTATGGGCGCACTTAGGCTTTGTAGACAAACCTCATTTTCAGGACAATGGCTTTCCTTTATCCGATGAGAACATTGAGAAGCAAATTGAATCAAACGAGAAGGTTTTAAACCAGAGAGGGGATAGTCTTAGTTATGCTTTAGCTGAGTACAACGCTTGCAAGAAATTCCACGCAGAACTTAAACAAGTTCCTTACAAACCTTTAATACTAACCGAACAATCATGAAAGAAATTATTCTAAATCATTTAAAGTCAGCAGCGATCACTTTTCTTAGTGCTTTCTCGCTTGAGATTTACACAGCTTTTCAAGCCGCCGAGGGTTGGGATGGTCTAATGTTTAAACCTTTAGTGGCAGCAGCTTCTTTTGTGGCTGTTAGAGCCATTCTAAGGGCAGCCGTTAAGCCAAAGGGTTAAAGTACTCTGGAAAGTAATAGTGAAGTAGTAGAAAACCTACTGTTATTATTCCCATTGCTATGAGGTGGTATAATTTAGCCATACGATCACAATTAGAATGAGTATCACTATAGTTGGTGCAAAGCATGATTTTTTGGTTTTACGTTTTTCGGCCCGATCTATAATAGCGTTTTGCTGATCTCTGTTTTCAATTTCTTTGTTCCATAGCTCCATTTGCTTTTTATTAATAAGGACGTTGTCTTCTCTTTGTTTTTTTGTAATGGTCATTTTATTTTGTTAATAGTAATCTTTTACTGTTGCCTCCTCAAGAAATGTTATCGTTGAACCTGTTATACTAATTTCACGTTCATAGATTCCTTTTTCATCCTCATAGCGAACCTTGGGAAGTTCACCCCTTGTGAAGAATCTCGCCTGTACTTCGGGTATGATTTCAGCCGATTTTAGCTTTCTTTGGGTAAATTCGTGAGCTACAGTGTCATGCTGAACCCTAATTGTGTTTCCTTCGATGATCATTTTTTTAGCTTGGTTATTTCTTCATTAAGTATACGAACTGACTCCCTGTATCTTTCTTTTACGGGTTCTGGCATTTCTGGTAAATCCATTAGCCCTTTATTCCATAGCCACACTACGTCCTCAGCTATTTTTAGAGGTACCATGACCTTATTTTTCTGCTGACATCTAACACAGTCCCCACCACTAGGATGGTAAGTGCAATTGAACATATTATATAGGTTAGGATCATATTATTTTGTTTTTATTAAAATCGGTATTTCCGATTATTCCATTAGTTTTGATAGAGCTTTGATCTGTTCTTTTCCTTTAGCTATTCCCTCTTTCAGTTTTTTAATTTTCTCAGGGTCAGGCAATATTTTAAAGGTAATAAGATTTTGTTTATAGTTTGGGTTGTACATTACATAATCCCACCACTTACGACCAGAAACGAGCATGTTCATTTGGCATTGCCACAGGTCTTTAGTGTCTACTCCCTTAATTCCTTCTCTGATAACTTTTGAATGTACGGTGTTCTTTTTGCACTTAATCTCTAGGCCACCGTCTTCACCTATCAATCCATCAGGGCTGCAACCTGTACTATCGTCCATTTCTATAAATCCAGCCTCTATAACGGTTACATTGTTTGATAGCTCGTACATTGCCCTAGCTTGATCTTCAAGTTCTTTCCCACGTTCCATCCAGTCATTTGTATAACCCTCTTCTCTTGCTAGAGCGAATTTTTCAGCCACAATCTCTTCAATGTATGTATCTAGCCCTCTGCCGCAGTTTCCGATAGCTTGGGCATGTGAGGCGGTCATTTTTCCTTTACGGACTTCTAACCACTCTTCTGTGCCTTGCTCCATGTTATGAATCTTCATTGGTGTCTTTGTTAATTTGTTCTTTCCTGATCTTAACGTATTTATCAAATTCTTTACCTCTTCCACAATTATCAACCCAGTAAACTCTCAGTGATTCAATGTCATTAATCTCGTCAATCTCTTGCTTCCACTGTAATTTGATATTTAAAGGATTATCTAAACTAAAGTTTTCGTTGTCCATTTCTTCAATGCCTTTGTAAATGTCATTAAAGTGACTCTTTACGGCTTTCTTGATAATCGTCTTTAAACACATTTCTTTAAACCATTGCTTCCATATAAAATCAGTCTTTGCCACCTTCCTGTGCTTTTCAATATCTTGTGGTGACATTGTGGTGAGAAATTCACCACGCTTATTCTTGATCACGCAGTAAGCCCCTATAATATCAGCGTCAACCTGTGAGAATGGATTAGCTATATTGTGAGTGTAACCAACTTGACCGCTTTCTTTGGCAAACTCTATTTTGTCACCAGAATAAACAAGTGAAACGTCAATCTTGCTTTCAGGGTAGGCGAGTAGCATTTTATTCTTGTAGGCTACATAGTCATAGCTTACGCCTGTTTTTTGCAATGTAATGTGGACTCCATCAAATACTAAACCTTCTTTGCTCACGGCTTTAAACAAGTTAGCCATGTCATCTTCCTTTCTGTATTGAATCCAACCGTTCTTTAGTGACCCTGTTCTATCCTTCTCAGTTTTAAGTCGTACAATGTAAGATGCAAACTTTTCTGAATGCTCTGATTCGTACTCCTTTAGAAGGTTTAAAATTATTTGCTTGTCCATAATAGTAGTTATTTAATTAGGGCTGCCCTCAGTCCTTGGGTGAGTATATCCTTTAATTCCTGCAAGGTTCTGTTGAAAGCCTTGACCTTCTTTACCGAAGACCAATAGTGACTCCCAGTCGGTTTTCTTACCAAAAGATTCAGTAGCTCTATGGAGTTCTTTGCGTTGTTTTTTGGAAAGTAATTTAGTCATAGTCTTATTGGGTTAGTTCTTCCTTCAATCTATCCCTATGCATATCAGCATCATCGAATAGATCAGGTGCGTTATAAGCTCTGTCTTCGGTTACGTCGTAGTCTTCCATTATCGTTTGGGTTTAATATTACCTTTCTTAGTCTTCATGTGAGCGCTTATTTGATAGTCCAAATGTACTTCGTTCAGCTTCTTAGGATTGTTTGCCAGTTCATCTGGACAATGGCCTAGTGATTTAATGAAGGATAAGAATGACATAGTAGAGAGTTAGATTGGAGGGCTAAATTCTCTGGTACGAGGACTGGGCAACTTGTTATCTAGTGATTGTAATCAAGCGACAGGGGTCGCCTTCGATCTGTCTAAGCTAGGAAAACCTAAGCTAATTGTCCACTGGCAGGGGCTAGGGCGACCACCCTCATTTGATTACAATCTTTTAGCAATGCGGAGGAATGTAATAGCTAGTGCTTGTTCCTGATTGCTTGACCTAAGTCTATCACGGCTAAACTAAGAAGTCAAGTTAACTTTACTTTCTTTTTCAAATATAGTGATGCTTCTGATCGTAAATTCAGTAAGAATAAGCTTTTCCCAAGATTTAGGTAGATGGTTATTAATCCAATACCAAACAACCTGCTTACTAACATCATGGCTTTTAGCAAAGTTTGACTGTGAAATACCAGCCTCATATAGTGTCCTTTTAAGGTCAATCATATTTTAATTTTATAATGCTCTTTAATGATAGTCAAAATTCCTTGACAAGTCAAGTTATTTTTATTACAATAGAGGTGTCTAGTGGAGAGGTAAGGATAGATGCACTTCCTCTTAATAAACCGCATTACGCTCGTCCAGTAGACAACCCTAAAACCAACCCCATGAAAGAAATATCTACTAAAGACTTCGCAAAATCACTAGGCATGACAACTACTAATGCCGTTCTTGTCCCCGAACGCTATAGAAAAGACTGTTCTTGTCCCCGAACGCTATAGAAAAGACTTTGAAAAACAAGGTCTAAGATATAACGATGATGGAGCATGGATGCCTGACTTTACCAAAATAGAGTTTGTTACCACGCAGCCTAGTAAGCAGTGTCGTGAGTGTGGAGGTGTGAAGCCTGACCACTTTAAGAAGTGTTACTTAATTAAATCTTAATGGACAATAGAGATTTATACAAAGACACCGTAAACCGTGTTAAAAGTAACCTAGTAAGTTACAACTTTCTTGTAGAGAATGATGTTATCCAACCCATTAACCTAGCCAAGATCAAGAGCCAGTTAGTCGCAGCTAAGCCAATTATTGGCGAGATATACGAAGAAGCATTTGGTTTTTATCGTGAGGCTAAGGAAAAATGTGAACATGAATACAATCAGAAGTATTTACAGTTTAGAAGTGATGGGAAATCCCAAGGGGATGCAAGGGCAATGGGTAAACTATGGACACACAAAGACACTATGGCCTACCTAAAGGAGCAAACAAGAGCGGAGGTAGCTAAGGGTATGAGGTGGGATATGAGGGATGTAATAAAAGACATTGAAGAAAGACTTGATAACATACGAAGCGATGAAAGACATTGATATTGCAGTAAAACTAAAGAACATTAAAATTGATTCACGTTACTAACTACACCCCAAAATCAAAGGAATGGTTTATGTCAAGAATAGGAAGCACGCAGCGTGAATGTTGTGAACACTGTGATTACATAGGTGAGCATGGAATAATCATAGCAGACGAAGACCACGCATCGTACCTTGAAATGATTGACCATGACTTTGGAGCAGAGGGAGTTTATATGAATTACCGTGATGAGAAATGAGCCACTACAAGAAGCTTTATAAATCTATTTGGGAAGATCGTAAACAAATGGACTTTGACGGTTCAGAGTATGTGGAATGCGTAAATAAAGATTTATATGAGGACTGCGCACAAAGAATCTACGAATCAGAATTAAACGTGTGGCACTTTGCCCATATTGAGAGCAAGGGAGCTGCACCAGACAAGAAGTATGACAAAAGCAATGTTGACATAAAATGCGCATGGTGCCATGGTACAGAACACGCTAGCGGTAAGTTTAATAATTATACAGGCATCAAATGAAATCGATTAAGATATATCTACCCTTTCTACCCCCTAGCGTTAACCAGTGTTACTACACCGACTGGCGAACAAAGACACGGCACAAGTCTAAGGATTACAGGGAGTTCGTCGATGGGTGTTTTATCGCTTTTGGTTTAGATAAATTTGAAGGAGAAATACAGGTTGAGTATAATTTCTATTTCCCCGATAAACGCCGCAGGGACATCGAGAATTACACGAAGGCACTCAGTGACACTCTAGTACACTACGGAGTCATAGAAGACGATTCTAAGATAATGAGGATGGTTTTAGAAAAGCATTACCAGAAGAATCAGCCTGAAACTTGGATTGAGATTAAAAGTGTGATGAAATCATGACGATTATAGTGTAAATCCATGGTAAACTTACACCAAAGACACGAAGAAGAGCCGCCTCAATGCGTACCAGCAGAGGGCAAAGCAAGCACCATGGAAGCTTGGGTTTATAAACTTTTTAAGATCGACTGGTATTGACTGTCTTTAAGGGGGTGTCGGTTATAACGACATCTTCTTGATCATGTTAACAACATGTTCATAACTCATAAAGACTTAACGTCAAAACTACTGTATACTGATTACGCTCTTTGGGTGATCGATCGGCCTTTGCAAGGGTACCCGTGCTTTGGAGAAATCAAACGAAGTAACAAAGCTAAGGATCGTCAGTAGAAGTCCCGCTATGTTTGTAGGGGCTTTTATGTTTCCTTATTCCCTCCCCAACTTTCCTTAAAGAGGTAAGATGGCTTATTTATGTCACTTAGTAAGCTTTCCTTAAATTCCCTTTACTTTTTCTTAGAGGTAGTTACAATTAGGGTGCAATGAGTCGAGTCTTTGCAAAGATCATTTTTTCTTGTCTACGGTCGTACTCGACTTTAGACCTTGGGCAAGAAACAGTGATTTTTTTGTTTATAATTCAGGTTGTAATGATGGGCGTGCGGTCCGCAACTTATTATCTTAGGATAACAACTCCCCAGTTCGACTCTGGGCTTTACAACCTGAACCCCAAACAAAACACCAGTTACCAGAAAAGAATCTGCAACCATTGTTGCCCTACGTTGTAGATTCCTTCCTGATGATTATAATCATAGGTTGTAAGTAGTAATTACAGCTGGTTGGAATCCTACCTAACGTCTATGTATCGACATAGCCCCTTAGCAAGAAGGGGGTGGTAGGTGTCACAGGTTCGAGTCCTGTCTATCTTGTCTTACAACCTAGGATCCTACTCATCAGACACAGTTCCCCTTTAGTATAGCAAAATGCATAAAGGGGGATGTTGCCTGATAATTAGAACTCAGTTTGTAGGTTGCTGCCTTTAAAAGCAGAGCAAGTTATAATGTATGACTTGGTAAGCGAACCCTCTACAATCTGAGTCCTGCGTGTCAGGTAGACTGCCTTTCCTACTCACTCTCTTCTAGGATTGGATGACAGAGCCAGCGAGGTGCTGGTGGGGATGAAGAGGGGCTTAGATTCCCATTTGACGGAAAAGTAAGTTAAGTTGACCGACAGAGGCTTTAGGTTCTGAACGGTACGGTGAATTAACACCATGCGAGTATGCCCTTTATGAGTCCTCTATTTCCTTTACTTTGCTAAAGGGGGTAGGGGGATTCTCTTACTATCAAACCCTTATCAAGAAAAGTATGTTTTTATCCAAAGGTGAGAAAATACTCAGGGACTTAATTAAACTAAAACATCCAAACACGGAAGTTAAGTACAACTACAAACCTGACTGGCTAACTAATCCTCTTACTGGTAGAAAGCTAGAAATTGATATTTATCTTCCAAACAAGAAAATGGCCTTTGAGTTTCAAGGTGGTCACCATAGAGATTATTACCAGTCTTTCAAAGATGAAATCAAAAGAATCCTATGTAAGGAAGTTGGCATTAAATTATTTAGAGTATTCCCAATGGACTTACGACCATTTGCTAGAAGAATATTGCACTTAAATGAAAGAAAGGATAAAGAACTATTTGCCAGAGTCAAAGACTACATGGACAAGTGCGAAATGGATCAAGATGTAAGAGTGAGATTTAATGAAGCTGGTGTAATGGCTGCAAGGAAGGAATTAAGGAAAAGCCGAAAGTGGTTTGAAATGTGGAAGCGAGTACAGGACAGAGTTCTTTAACATCATTGTGGTACATTATTCTCTCTTTTTCTTTTCTTTCCCTCTTTAAGCAGGGTAAGAGCTTTCTGCGAATCTATCCCCAAGGAAAGGGGAGAACAGTGCACTAACTTACTTAATACTATAACAACAACACTATGCTTACAGATAAACACTTTATTGATTGGGAAGGAGAAATGTTCGGATATGGTTACGGAACAGGAGAGCAATACACACTAAAGGCAATAAAAGATTTCTTTGATAACTTAGAGGATGGAAGAAGTTATAGTTATGAAGTCCTAGAAAAGGAAATGGGTAAAGCAGAATGTTGGTTTATTATTAATCTCTTTTGCAAGGAAGGAATTATAGAGTATGGAACCTCCCCAAGGTTTGCTTGGATAGAAGAGAAGGGGCAACTACTAAAAGAATATCTAAAAGATAAAACAGTGGATCAACTTTATGATTTAGTAATGGTTACAGAGGAATACAGCAATTGTTACAAGGATGTTTGCAATTGTGATGATCCATGTAATAACCCATTGTTTAAACTAACTTAATCCTATAACCAACACAACATGGAGTTAACCAAATCCGAAAAAAAAGTATTTGATTTATTTGAAAAGTACAAACAGGGCAACATACCAGCATTCTATAAGCAGATGGCAGATGACCTAGGGATGTCACAATCAAACTTTAGCCACACATTGATAAGGTTAAAGCGAAAAGGGTGTGTTATACCTGACAGCTCATCCTCTAACGAATTTAATACCTCACTTGTCGATAGAATCGTTTACCTTGAAGGAATGGTAGCTCACCTAGTAAGCCCACCTAACACTCACCCCAACCCCATGACCCACTTCATAACCACCTGTTCACACTGCAAGAAAGTAATCTCTCAATGTAAATGCTTTAACTGCGGAAGAAGAAAGCGCATTGATGTTTGTGAGGATTGTAAGAAATAACCCCCAATAATATGAAAGATTTAATAACAATAATAGGACTGATACTAGGGGCAATAATTGGGTTTGCCCTTATCGTTGGAATACTTGCAGCACCTTTTCTGTTTGCATTGAAAATGTTAATCTCTGCCTTCTCATGAAAATCACCCAAAGCAAAAGAACCGTTATCAATGTTGACATTAAACTAATGAACAAGGGACTGTTAACAAAAGAAAGTTTAATTAAAAGATGGAAGGACTACCCCGAATTTGTAGCACGTATTAACACCCAATAACCCCCACCCCATGATAGGATTAGCCTTTACACTCATAGCCTTAAACGCTTTATTTATTACTCTTGTTGTAAGAGAGCAAAACAAAATCAACAGAATGATATTTGATGATATAAAAATAACCAAAACAAAATGTGCTTCTACTGCCAAACCTCATTTAAAAAAGTAAAACCCACAAGAGATCATTACTTCCCCCGCTCAAAGGGTGGGAGACTGATTGTAAGAGCCTGTGGGACGTGTAACATGTTCAAGAAGGATCATAGCCCCGAATACTTCCTAGCCTTCGTTAGACGACACGCAAAGGCAATCAGAACCTTTAACCTTGACTTTTCTTAAAATGTACTCTATACTTCTTTTACATTGCAGTACTCGTCTTGAGTCTCCCCAAGCTTTGCTTAGGTCGGAACTAAACGCTCTCAGGAACAGGACACAATTCACGCCTCTGAGACCCGCACAGGGAGGGGGAGGCACAAACAATTAGGGAAATTCAAGCAGTGTAGTGCTTATTACTAATTTCCAATTCATTCCTACACGAATGGATTGGATATTTGTGATTTAACTTAAATATTATGGAAGAAATGTATGTAGGAATAGGAATAGGCGCATCTTTCCTTGGAATGGGAGGGGGAATAGCCTTAGTAATATGGGCACTAAGCAGGTGATAACCCCCCACAGGTGATAAGAGAGGAGGGTGTAAAAGGCGTATCGAAGCTCCCACTGAAACAGCAACAGTAAGTTGGGAATAAGTCTAGATATGTGTTGCTTGCATCCTCCTCCCTCATCACTACACACTACAAGGAATAACTAACTTAAAGATTATGAACCCCGACGACTTATCAGTACCACAGTTAAAAAAATTCAGAAAACACTCACTTGAATTATTTGAAAACTCAAACTCAGAAGAAGGTAGGTTTAATGCAAAGGTAACACTAGGAATGCTTGATAAAGAATTAGAGAGTAGGGGGTTCGATACTAAAAAGTTATTTGGAAAGTCATTTTATAACTTATGGACTGACTAGCTCCATCAGAGAATTTTGACCTCCAATTAACTTCTCTACTATGACAATGCTTATAAAACAATTCAGAAACACTTACTTATGGATGATGAACCAAAGATTATAAAGAACACTAACGCCCCTTGTATGATATGTAGAAGGAATGGCCGCTCTCTATGTCATATTCACAAGTACAAGCCTAGCGACAACAGACACGTTATGAGTTACAAGGATCACGGAAAAAAAGACAAGGAAAAGGCTATCGCTAGAGGCGAAGAAAGCTTTCTAAATCAACTAATCTAAACCCACCACACTATGTCGATTCAAAACCTATTCCTTGAGGGAATGTCAGATTGTATGAATACTAGCCTGACACCAGAGCAGTACAAGATAAACGAAGCTCATGTAATCAAGGTTCGAGAGTTCCTTGAGAAAATGCTGCACCCTCATTCAGAACGGGCAATCATGCTTAGAGCCTTTGAAGATGCCCTAGAAGACCCAGACACTGACCCATCCCTAAAGAAGGATCTACTTCTACATATTCACCTACTCCAAATAGGAGGAGACTTAAAATTTGTACCAGAGGAGCTTAAAACCCTTCAGAAAGGCTATGTCATGAAGCCTGAATTAGAGCCTCTAAATATAACGGAAACGCCAATCAGGACTCCCCACTCTCCGCCAATGGGGTTTCCAATTAAGTTCAGCAAAGAGGAGCAAGATGTTATCGACAAGGTAATAGAAATAGAAGAGGACGGAAGCCCCGAAGCTATGGAGCTATTAATGAAGTATTACGCTGGAGAGGATGTAGATTTAGACGCATTTTTTAAGAAGAAATAATAACACAACTTAAACTTATTTAACCTTTACAAACAATACCATGAGTGAAAAACCTTACCACAAAGCACCACAAAGGCCAATAGACGCTATACTAAGTAGAAAAGTCCCAATCAGGAGACTCAGGATAGAAGCACCAGAATTAAACCCCCCTGACCGAATTAATCTTGATACTAATGAGCTAAGGGCAGAGAGAATGAAGCTTGGAATTGAAGAGTCTTACCAGCAGCTAAAGGCTGTTATCGAGCATTCAGAAACTCGTGCTGCCGAGGCTAGAGGTAAGCTAACGATTATTGCTGGAATTACTGACCTACACAATGAGCAGGGCTTTGAACCAGAGGAGGGATTAGTTGCGGATCTTCGTTCAAAAGTACAAGAACTTTTCGACAACCCAAATTCACTAGGAGGCCATGAGTTTACGAGGGAGAAAAATGAAATGCAAGTAACGAAAAGGCTTTACCTAGAGGAGATCGATCAGCTTTTAAAATGGGAGATTTCAGACCTTGATGAAATAAGGCTAAGGCAGCAAAAAGAGTTGTTAGAACGCGGTGCAGACCCTATGAAGATGCCGAGGCCTTACGCTTATAAATTCTCTAAATAAACCACCCTTATGGAAATCACTAAAGAACCTAAAGACAACATTAAAGAAGTAGACCAACGGAACCGTGAGAGACTTCTAAATTGTGGAGTCCATGAGATCGTAGAGAGAACAAGAAAAGCTTTAGTGATAATAGATTATCAAGAAGAAACAGGAATTGTAGACAATAAATACCGAGAGAAAAGAGCAGAGCTACAGGATTTACTAAATTATTTAGATACTTATAAGTAACCAATATTATGACTAAATCTAAACTAGAAATGCTTGCACTGGCAGAGGCTCAACTATTAGGCTTCCATGAGGGAGTAATGGGGTGCCCTGTAAATAAATTACTTTCAGCAATGGATTTAAAAAAAGAAGAATGGGAGAAGTTAAAAAATGTTTACGGTATGGAATATCTTTCACAGGGAATCACTAAGGACATAGAGCAATACTTCAACCCCCACCAAGAACAATAACCATTAATGAATTATGAGTGCAGAGGTAAATATACAGACAGGACATTATAAATGCCTTGAGTGTGGTATAGAATTTAGTAAGTACGTTGTTCAGCTCTACATGAAGAATTATAAAACCTTTCACGGTTGCCCAAAGTGCAAGGAGGAGATTTAACCCAAGGAAGACTTTAGCAAAAAAAGAAAAAAGAATTATTAATCAAAATATTATGAACTGCAAATGCTCAATTAAACACAATGACCCTGAATGCTTCCCTAAAATAGGAACCTGCAACTGCTTAACCAAAGGAATAGAGTGTGACATGGATCATACACAGGAAACATGGCAGGAGAGGTTTGATAAAGAATTTGTTAAGGATTTAGGAGATGATGTAGAGCCTATTTTTCTTGACCCTGTAGGAAGTGTTGGCCCAATCAAAGCCTTCATAACCCAAGTAAGAGAAGAAGCCACTAAAGAAGCCTACAAGAAGGGAGCTGATGACGCATATGAAATAATAAGGGACTTCGATAAAACTAATTAAATAACATGAAAATTACTCACAACCACAACAACCGCTGGCAAGATGAAGCTAAAACATTTGAATTAGACGAGGACTTGTACCCTTGGGTTGAAGCTTTAGTTGAGGCTGTCAGGAAAGAAGCCTACGAGAAGGCGAGGGGGGAGATAGAAGAAAAAGACAAGGAAATAGAGGAATTGAAAGACGCTTTAATATTTTCAACTCACTAAATAAACCCCACCCATGAACACCACCAATAAGGAAATCATCGAAGAGTTTACTAAAAGAATTGAAAGAAACGGACTACAAGGTGTCTTGCTTGCACGTTTTAGTGATTACATGAATGAAGCCCTTAACGCCAAGGACAATAAGCATAGAGAGGAGACTAGAGAAATTGTGGAGGGAATGCCATGTAGAGAAATGAAATGTTGTGATCAAGATGATTGCCCAGCTAAAACCGTATGGTCATTCATAAGGGGGATAGAAAGTTACAAGGATCATATTAAAGACAAATATAACCTAAACTAGATACGATGAAGAAATTACTATTAATACCACTGGCTCTAACAATTTTAAGTGGATGTACAACCCCTGCTAAAGACTTTAAAAATAAGATGGAAGACTGGGATGAGTATGGTTATTACACTCGATGTAACCGAGAAGTAATAGATGGTGTGGAATGTATCCTGTGTTCTGAGGCAAGCAATATATCAATCGAATGTAACTTTAAATAAACCACAGGAAAGCTTTAGAAAAAGAAAGAAAAAGAGTATAATTAATCTATGAAATCAATCAAAGAACAACACAGTGAAGAACTCCTAAAAGAAATGCTCTCAAGAGTAGGAGCCAACTACGAAACCTTCGACTTTACTGAGCCTAACTGGTTTTGGAAACACGAATGGACTCAAGCAGAGCAAGACGACTTCCAAACATGGGTTGCTAATAAATTAGTAGAATGGAAGTACACAACAAAAAAAGGACATGGTAAGTACACCCCAGAATATGAAGCTAGTAAGATTGTAAATAACTACGGATGGAAAACAAAGTAATTCACTACACCCAATGGGCCAACTCTCACCTCTCAATAGCTAAACACTACGGAGGAATAGAGGTTAACGGCAAAAAGTACACCATGGACACTAAATCTTGTAAACAGTGTATGGAAGCACTAGGAGCTAAGGAAACAGAAGACAAATACTTCCCTGATCTTATCCTAGTAGAGAAGAAAAAAAAGAAAAAGAGTAGTCAAGAAGCTATGTTATAATTAAGCCAGTTTGTGGAAGAGGCTGTGGTGGCCTCTTTCTTTTTGAAAGAAAATGCTTGACAAGTGATATCTCTTTTGATACACTAAGGGTACAAACTAACCAACCGCCACAATGATTACTGCATCACTAACAATGAAAGTTTACAAGCATGACAAGGTATTAGCTTATAACATGTTCTTGAAAGACCCTAGTAGCATCAAAAGCGACTTCGATACATTTTGTAACAATATGGAAAATATGATTGTAAGATTAAATCACAATGTGGAATCTGGAAAGGCTCATGCAGAATTTAACCTTTCTATCGTTTAACCCCCCCTATAACCAATGACTAAAAACGTCCTCCTAAGACTGACACCAGAGAATAAAGATAAACTAGACGAACTCACCACTAAATACTGTGAAGATCGCAAGCTGAATGATTCCCTGAAAAGAAATAAATACCTTAATTCACTGATCAGCCAGACTCATAAAAAAGTCATAGAAAACTCTTGACAAGTGATATCTCTTTTGATACACTAAGGGTACAAACTAACCAACCACCACAAATGACTACTTCAACTTTAGACACAAACGACATCCACACACTATCAAAAGAAGAGTATGTAGCTAAGTATTGGGATCTTACAAAGGACAACGTAGAAGATAAGGAATACAAAACAGGTTTTTGGTCAAATTCAGCCCCTATCGTACAATCATTAAGAAAACAACAAATAGCAGTACAATGGATCAAGTACAGCAGACTTAACGAAGGAAAAAGAAGTGCAAAGTATGGAAGGAAATACTGTGTTTAACCCCCCTATAACCAATGAAAGAATACGAACAATTCAAAAAGGACATAAGAAGCTTTAGAAAGAAGCCTTTAAAACCTTTTATTTCAAAGATCATGAAGAATGGTAAGTACGTAGAATCAGGCCAGACCCTATCAGATTAATCTTAACCAATGAACCAACACACAAGCATACAGCTATCACGCTTCCTTGAAGAAAAAGGTTTTGATAAAGAGGATTACATTTCTCAGCCAGACTTTGAAAACGGGGGAATAGTAAAGACTTACGATTTATTATGGGATATTTGCATTCTGCACGGTAAAGAACTTTTCGGAGAAGATGGAGAGGTAGGAGAGTATTGCAGAAAACCAGAGAATAAGGACGGTACACACTGTAATGATCGTGATTGTGAAATTCGTAACAGTGTATGGCACGAGGGACAAGAAACTATCTCACACATAATATTTAAACTCGTATTAGAGGGAGAGATAGAAAAAGCTGAATCGGAAATTAAAATTAACTGCATACTATGACCCACACACTAAAAGAAAAGGGTATGACAAAAGAAGAAATCCTAGAATACGTTTACGAAAAAGAAAAAAAAGAGTTTCCCCATGTAATTCATTTTGACGGAATACCCTACAGGACTAACAGAAAGCCCATAACTACCCCAGAATCATTATGAACACACTAAAAGAAGAAATTGAGCTTTGCAACACTTGCGGTTATGGCTATGAAAAAGAATGTATTTGCCCGCTACAATAACTAAACCCCTATGACCCAACCCCCAGAACCCACGTACAACAATAGAGAAGAAATTATTAAAAAAATAGTATCTACACATGGTGTTGAAAACCTGAAAGAGGTATTGGGTGATGATCTTGGAAGTCTTTTATACCAATTAATATATTATAAAACCCAATGACAGACCCAATTTACACAATAGGACAGGTAGTGATGTATGAAGATAACGGAATAACTTACCATGATCAGATCATAAGAATGCAGTATTCTCAAGGCAATTGGAATTACGCTATAACTAACGATATTTTACTGCTAGAGAGCTTTATTAAAGTAATAGGAGAAGAGAAGAAAGAAGAGTGCAATTTTATTGAATGTAAGCAATGTAAAAAGGGATCATGGGCGGAGGAAGAGAAGAAAGAAGAGGAAAGCATAGAAGAAAATTATAAAAAGATCATGGGTAAATTATTATACGGCGATGGCTACAAGAAAGAAGAGCATAAATACAATTGCCATGTTTGCAAGAAAGGAATTGATGGACTAAGACACCGCACCACTACACCTTGGAAGGAGGACATAGAGGGGAGAAAATACTGTGGTGATTGCCCTGTGGAACAGAGAATAAGAAAAGAACTTAAAAACATGAACCCCGAAGGATTAGAGCTAGCTCCACTTAAGGCTGGTAAGGGGTGTGAAGAGAAGGAAGAAGAAGACAACTCATGGACAATCCAAAGACTTAGAGACATAGCAGAAATATGGATAGGAATGGATGGCCACGGTGGAATGATGACAGCCCATGAAGCTTACCTAGAGCATAAACTAAAAGAAATGTATGACGAGGTACAGGATTTAATCAAAGTAATCACGTCAGAAGAGAAAGAAGAAATAAAAAAATGTAATGTTTGTGGTAGCGTAGATTACTCAAAATGCTATTAATCAAAGTAATAACTAAAGACTAATGAACAACCGAATAATCAAAACACTAAAGGAACTCAAAGAAACAATTGAATTTTGGGAAAAGGAATTGAATGGGATTGATTCAGTAACAATAATCCAGCTTATAGATAAGGAAATTAAAGATTTAACCCATAGTACGTCATGAGCAAACTTTTACACAAAATAGCCCATTTATTAAAATGGAACTACGGAATACCTGAATCTTTTTATGAGGGTGACAAGCTAATGATGAGCTTTAAATGCACTGGCTGCGGAGAAAGAACTGGAGTACACCAGATAGATAGCTTAATTGACTCAATGCTTAAAGAATAATCACTAAATAAGTTCTACTAACCCCCCTACTCATGAACTCTATTAAACTTCTTAAAGACAGACTAGAAGCAGTCCCTACTCTAAGTGAAGCAGAAGTAAAAGCTATTAGAATCATTTTAGAATGTATGATAGAGGTACCAGAGGATCAATACGATAGGGACGAGAAGGCAGAGGACTTAAAGATTGTGAGGAAGAGGATTAGCAAATTAAGATTGTTTAACTAATGAAAGACTTGACCGATTGATCAAAACAACATAACCCAATACCATGTTCATTTCAAGAAAAGCATACAACGAGCTAAATCAAAGAACTCTTAACGCCGAGAAGGATTTACTTTTAATTAAGGACGCCCTTGGTGTAGAGCCTGTGCCACGATGGAGTGGTATGTTTATATTAAAGGGCTATAAGGATTTAGAAGAGAAAGTAGAATTTATTTGCGATGAACTTGGACATGAGAGAGAAGAGAAGTACATGCCCCATGGCTCTTATTATGACAGGAAACTTACAAAGCTAGATGCCTTGATTAAATACCTAGGTATAGAATGGAAACAAGAAAAACCAGAGAAGAGAAAGGAAGGGGAATATAAAAAGCTTGCCAAAGTCAGCAAAACAACATAGCATATAATTAATTTATGTAAATGATTATTAACTCATGTTTACTAAAGGTAACAAGCTAAGCAAGGGAGGTGGCAGACCTAAGGGCAGTGTGGGCATTGCTACTCATGAAGCAAGAGGGTTAAGGGAGTATATCAAGGATGAGGGTAAAGATCGTTTCATTGAGGAAATGATGAAGCTAGAAGGGAAGGATTATTGCGATGTTTACACTAAGGTTGTAGGGATAGCTTACGGCAAGAAGACTGAAGTTGATGTAAACATTCAAGTTAAGCAAGTTCAAGCCTTTCAGTTTGTAGATAAGGCTAAGGTGATTGATATTGTGGAAGAGGAGGAGCAATTTTAAACCCACTATACAATGATTAACTTTCCCAACGGTTCAACTGTAGAGTTCGGCGATACTACTGATAAGCTTGCTGGTACTCCTGCTATGACCATTACACTTACAACAGAGGAGGCTAAGGAAATTTTAAACGGTCTTTCATCTATTTATTATCACGAGTGCAGTGAGAATGTTTACCCATTTGAAGACTACAATGAAAAGCTATCCATTGAGGCGCTACAACTACTCAAAGAAAAGATAAACAAAGCAATTGATTAGGATTCAGGGGGTGAGCTTGTTTTGTGACGTTAGATATTGCATTTCATATGCCCCCTGAATCCTGTTTAATTACAATTAATGCCCATAGAATACATTACCCCCACCATTGACCCTTTACCTAAGCAACGCCTAGCTTGGGATGCTTTAAAGCACAATGACCGTGTTAAGTATGTGGTATTCGGAGGGGGTGTGGGAGGGGGAAAAAGCTGGCTTATCTGCGAGTGGCTGCTAACAAACTGCTATTTCTATCCTAGATCAAAATGGTTTATTGGACGTGAGGAACTGAAACGATTGAAGCAATCAACTTATCAAACTTGGATCAAGGTTTGTGCTTTTCATAATATCCCTAGGGAAGACTGGCGGTTAAACTCACAGGATAGCTACATTGAGTTCAACAACCCACAATCAATGGCTTTTGGCTCTAAGATTGACTTACTGGATGTATCATTTAAGCCTAGTGATCCTCTTTACGAGCGCTTCGGATCTACTGAATACACAGGTGGAGCGCTAGAGGAAGCAGGGGAGATTAATCATGGTGCTTTTGATATTCTAAAGTCTCGTGTAGGTAGGCACATGAATAGGGAGTATAACATTAAATCTAAGATACTAATAACGTGTAACCCTAAGAAGAACTGGCTGTATTCAATGGTTTACAAGCCTTGGAAGGAGAAGCTCTTACCACCTGAGTATTGTTTTATTCAGTCGCTTTTTGGTGATAACAAATGGACAGCGGAGGAATACGAGGATAACTTGAAGCAACTTAAAGACCCTGCGACTAAGGAGCGTCTCATGTACGGCAATTGGGAGTATGACGATGATCCCGCTAAAATGATAGAGTATGAGGCTATTTGTGAGATGTTTAAGATCAAGGCTGCTAAAGATGACTGGTACATAACGTGTGATGTGGCCAGACTAGGGAAAGATAAGACCGTTATTATGCTCTGGGAAGGATTTCAGGTAGTCAAGGTGCTTACAGAGTCTAAAACGCGCCTAAACGTCTTAGATGACTTCCTGTTTGATTTGTGTTCAGAGTATGGAATACCACGCTCACAGGTGATAGTGGATGAGGACGGTGTTGGGGGTGGACTTGTGGACTCTTTCAGGTGCAAAGGATTCGTTAATAACAGTAGGGCCATTCAACCTATCGGAATGCCTAAAGATAACAAGAATAAGGATGGACATTTAAAGGTAAACTATGCTAACATAAAGAGCCAATGTGCTGATATGCTAGCCAAAAAGGTGATGAACGGTGAGATTGGTTTCAACTCTACTCAACACGAAGAAGAGATAAAAGAAGAGCTTGAAATACTAAAGCGCAAGGACATTGATAAAGAAACCAAGTTTCAGGTCATAGCTAAGGACGATATGAAGGAGCTTATAGGCAGAAGTCCCGACTTCTTAGACGCTATGATTATGAGGATGTACTTTGAACTACAGGATATAAGGGAAAAGCCTAAGACAAGGTATCATGCACCACGATTTAACGAGCTTACAGGCCGAGCCATTAACTAAATACTATGATAAAGCAAAAACTATTAAGGAATCCCAAAATGAAAATGAAAACGACTATTGACCTTAGGCTTAATCCGTCTAAGACTGTTCAGAAAGACGAAACACTGCTATTTACAGAGGAGCAATACGACAAACTGGATCATAGTAAATATAAAGGAATAAGGATTGCAATTGTACCCCTTTGGCTTGTTGACTGTCTTAATAGTGGTATGTTCAACTCTCATTTGACCGAAAAAGGACTAGAAGAGGTGTATAAGATACTTAAAAAGAGGCTGATTAAGTAGTTATGCTACACTACCAACGAAATGGGGTTAGGGATCACTGGCAATGGTGATCCTTTTCTCTTTGACTTATTGTTATATGTTGATATACTTAGTATGATTTAATTATAATATGTATGGGTAAATTACAGATAGATATACCAGATGACCTTCACCAATTTGTAAGAGAAAAATGCTACGAGCGTTCTTCATCAAAGGGAAGGTTTAGCCAAGAGCGATTTGTCTTAGAGTGTATAGAGGCTAAAAATCAAGGAAAGTTTCAAGAACCCCCCAAGGAAGCTAAAGAGTGTGAGCATGAGTGGATAAGGTTACCTTTTAAGCATAATGGAGTATCACACTGTAAAAAATGCGAACAAAGACGAGGTGTCTTAGAACCTACAGTAGTATCTAAAGAGGAGGGAATAAGAAAGGCACTACAAAAAGATGCAGAGGATATAACAGGAATTAAGGTCGTGAAGCCCAAAGAAAAGGAGCACCAACCCAATTGCACCTGTATGATTTGCAAGCCACCTAAGACTAAATAACTATGATTAATAAGACTAAAGCAAAGGAGATGCTAATCAAGTTAGGCGGTGGATGGTGTGATCGGTATGAATGTTGCATACACGGATTAGGGGAAGGATTTGAAGAGGAATTTGAAAAGATTATAGACCAAATCTACAACTCCATAGCAGATGATATTGATTGTGAGGAGGAGAAAATGAAAAATGAATGGAAAGATATACAAGGGAACTATTATCATGAAATTCAGGGAGTCAACCAAGTAAAGAAACAAAACAAAGACTTCAAAGAAAGACTATTGAAGTAACCCCTTAAGAAATAACCCCAATACTATGATCTTTTTTCTAAAGCTTCTCATTCCCTTCATAGCAGGATATTTTGCAGCAGACTTAACCCTGTATTACTTACGGAGCAATAATTTATGCAAGAATTGGAAATGGGCATTGTTTCCACTCTGCTTGTTAATTTCTTCAAACATTTTGACCCTGATATTTTGGAAGTTCTTTTAACAAAGTAACCCCCATAAGACTAAATAACTATGAAGAAGATAACCGACAAAAACAGCAAGAATTATAATCCTTATGGTCGTAGTCGTTCTATCATACTTGAATTGCTTTACACATGGGACGCTACAAGTGGTATAGGATGTAAAATGAGCTTCTTTGACTTCTTCGTTTATCGTTGGTACAAAAACTATGTAGAGCCTAGATTTAAACACGATTAATCATGAACCAAATAACCCTAAACCTCACAGACGATCAGCTCAAGGGAGTATTGAAGATTCTTGGGGAGGTGAAGGATGATTACAAATTTAAAGAGGATTGTATAAAAGGAGTTCACTATCCCCCAGATGATTTTAGTAAGGCTATTCACGACTCCTTCATATGCAAGGATTGTGGTGAAAATGTTTTTATGGAGAAGGAAAAGGAGTGCGGATGTAAACCCTTAACACTTGAGGGAACAGAAGATACTATCGATTGCTTTCATGACTTTTGCGATAAATCAAAAAAAGCGTTTGAAGAAAAGTTTAAATCATGAACCAAATAACCCTAAACCTCACATGAAATTTAAAATTACAAAGTATGCTCTAAGCATATTACAAGATAAGTTTGATAAGAATAAGAACCCCTTTGAGGAAATAGAACTTGAACCAGTTATTGACACTGCTACTCAAGCTATAAGGGAGAATGAATTAAAAAATGAAGCCTTTAAACAAGGGTACGAACGAGGAAAAAGAGAAGGATACTACGAAGGAAGGGAGAGAGGAAGTTATTGTGATTGTAGATGTAACATTAATTAAATGAACTCCATAACCCTAAACCTCACAGACGATCAGCTAATAGAGATTCAGCATAATGCTAGAGGAACGATACATGAGTACATTATTGACTGTGCCATGGTTGGTGGTAAGCCTAGATCAAAAAACTGCATGTGTAACTGGAATATTTGCCAGTGTGAGGTAAGCTTTGAAGAAAAGAAACAGTGGAAGTGTGGCGTGTGTCATAAAGACGAGAGGCTTTGCAATTGTGTGCGTGATATATCACCTAAGATCATGTAAATAACCCCTACCTTAAACAATACCTAATATGAAAACATGGACAGATTCAAGCACGGGAATTATTTTAGTACTTTGGGGAATGTTCTATCTAGGATTCTTTTCAGGAATTGGATTGGTTGTGTATTTTAGTTAAGACTTGTTCACTATTTAATAACTAAAGGAAGATGAAACTAATTTGCTACATATTCTGGCACAGGTGGGGAGATTGGAGAGCGGACAATCAAGCAACAGGAAAATATAGACACTGCATAAGATGCGGACTAAGCTGGTGGAAAAAACTTTAACCCCCACCCCATAACCTAAATAAGATGAGTAAATTTATAGAAGAGAGTAAAGCACGGTTTAGAAATAACTTTTGTGCCACTCATCATAAGCCTAAATGTGATTGCCAAAATCAGCAGGTTACTTTCCTAGAGCAAGAGCTAAAAGCACAACTAGAAGAGATTAAACAGAGGGTGGAGGGGATGAAGAAGAAAACAGAAAGTAAAATAGGTTGTACCGTTTGCGATGAGTTCTTTGATCTTTGCAAGTGCCTCTCATACAACAAAGCCCTAGACCAGATAATTAAAACCCTTTAACTTTATTACTATGAATAACGAAACCATTAAAGCCATAGCAACACTCTTACGCTCCACTTTAGGAAACATGCCAGAAAATGATGCTGATACAATTGTAGAAGCTGTTGCCGATCTTATGGAAAGCATGTTAAAATAGAAATACCTAACAAAAACCTTTGCCACAAGACGACTTGTATGAGTTGAAGGCAAAACCCGCTAAGGAAGAGATCACTTTAAACGAGCCTTTGGATGAATCCATGGAGCTTGTTTTTTTATTAGATGGTAATTTTGACGAAGAACATGACGATCGTATACTATCTTTCCTAACAGGAAGGTTTACCGAAATGGACTCTTCTCGCCCTGATGATCACTGGGATTTAAGGCACAAACAGTTTGAGGCGGTTACTAATTGGAACGGCGACAACACAGCCCGAACTAATCTACCCATTGAGAAAGCTACCATTCGTAATAAGATGGCTGACTCTTTAGCTGAGCGTCCTAACATCAAGTACAAGCCTACCGAGCCAGATGATGTAAAGAAGGTCAGTGTAACCTCTAAGCTATTCGACTTCGTATGGAATGAGGCTGATACTGATGAGGAACTATTTGACCTCTACATGGGGGCTTACATTTACGGTACTTATCCTTGGTATGAATATCTACATACAGAACGCCGAACTAGATTTACTCCTGTTTATGGAAAGGATGGAAAGATAGGCCACAAGAAGGAAGAACAGACTAAGTCATGGCTTAAAGGTAGGGCGTGGGATATTCGTGATGTATGGATGGCTCCTGTTCATAGAATAGAAGAAGCTCCTGACTGTTTTATACAGGAACGAGACATGACCTATGACCAGATCAAGCAACTAGAGAACGACCCCAACTATAGAAACATTGAAGAAGCGTTAAAGAATCCTTACAACGGAAACATATCAGAACCTTTTCAGACTACCGAGGAGCTATACAATGGAGAGAGCTTTCAGAACAAGTACCGCAAGATGTCATACTACAACATTGAAAAGGGTATTCTAATTGAGACAATCAACTTTAACGTAGTAATTCGAGAGACGGCTAATCCCTACCCTCATGGTGAACTACCAATCTCATTTTTAACAGATCATAAGAGACTTAACGAAATATATGGAACAGGGGAATGTGAAATACTGGAATCAACTAAATTTGAGCGCAATACTACTCGTAACCAGATTGTCGATTTTGTCAGAGGATCGAATACATATGCTTTGGCTGTTGGAGGGGGCGTGGCACTTGATTCAACTAGCCTAGTGTCAGGTATAAATCAACTATGGAGCTTTGACGGTGATATTTCAGGGGCGCAGTATTTGAAGCCTCCCGCTATGGACGGTGGACTAATCCAACTAGACGAACTGCAACGAAACGATGCTACATGGATGACAGGGATTGATAACAACTCCCTAGCTGGCGCACCAACTAAAACAGCTTTCGAGGCTCGCTTACAAGAGGTTACAAAGCTAAAGGGTATTGGTATATCAATGAAGCTTGCTGACTTCTTCTATACTAGAATGGCTCGTCAACGCCTAGCAAACATGCAGGCTTTCATGCCTACCACTACAGGTAAGAAGATCATAGGTACTGGAGAATTCCGAACTATCGCCCTTGAAGGAGTACAGAAAGACCTCAAAGGTATTAAGGATGGAGTGGCTGACACTGTTGGAGTTGAGATCGAAGACAAGCAAGACTCTTTCACCTTCCTAGAGATCACGCCACAAATGATTCAGTCTAATATTGATATTCAAGTTACTACCCCTTCGACCACTCCTATCATGCGTGAGCTTGATAAGTTCGAGCTAAGGGAGTTCATGAAATCAATGACTGAAATGGCAAGTGTTAAACCAGAGATATTTGAAGAACTAGGCTTCGACTCAAAGGCTTTCATTATGGATCAGATCGAAGGATTCGGATTCAATGCTGACAAGTACTTTACTAATGAGAAGGGGCAAGCAGAAGATCAAAAGAAACTACGAGCTGGACTTGTCGAAGATTTACCTCTACCATTCAAAGCGCAAACCCAACCAGAACGCAATAATAGAGATGAACTTGCTCAGGTTGCTGGTGAAAACTTACAAGGCCAGACGGCCACTGAAACCCGCTAAATGTTAAAACTCATTCTGAAATTATTTGGTAATCAACTGCACGACCACTTTTTAAGGGCTTTTTTATCAGTAACAGTTGAAAACCTTGATGAAATCGACAAGAAGTATCTCTCAAAGCTGCACAAGGAGGGTCAACTGCACGAAATACTGCAAAAGATTAAGTTCGCTATTGTCAAAACAGGAATGGCAGCCAATACTAAAGAACAGATTCAACAACGAAGAGACTGGATTCAATTTTGCGATTATCTTTCGGATCTTATGAGGAGTGAGGCAAAAATTGATAGTACAGGTAAAATTAATGCCCTCACTCAGTTACCATATGAGGTAGAGAAAAAATGATTTGCACTAAGTCCCCAAGTGTTATAATATATAAACGTAAAACCCGCTACTTGGTTACTGTGTGCATCAGTTGTCCTTAGCGGGTTATCTGGTGTACGCAGTAGCTAAGCTACTGATCTTTAACATCACAACGGTAAAAAGGTTTATTCCTTTAAAGCTATCCCCTATGGGGTGCTTTCATCTGATACCGTACAGTGATGTACTAAGGTCAGAATCTAACTGTTTATTTTATGCCAATAGACCCAAATGATTCTGCCGCCCACGAAGCCAAGCAGGAACTAACTGACGAAATGTCAGTAGAGCAAATTGAGAAACTGCAATCCGAAAGGAAGACAGCTATCACCGAGTCAATCGCTAATAGTAAGGAAGCTAAGACCGCCAAGGCCGAAGCATCTTACCAAAGGCAAGTTAACTCTGTTTATAGAAACTCTGAAAACATCAGGGAGCTTCACAATGAAGACCCCGACAATGCCGACAAAATCGCGCAGGAAGTTTTCGGCAAATCTTACAATCAGTTAATTGCAGAAGCCCAAGGCGATAAGCCTGAGCAGAATGTAAGTCAACTGGTTCAGGAGGAACTCGCGAAAGAACGAAGAGTCGAGGAAAAGAATAAAGTTGAAGAGTTCAAAGAGAAATTCTTTGATGACAACCAAATTACACTGGGAGGTGAGGACTACAATAAGATCTTAAAAATTGTAAACCAACATAACCCCGACACTCTTTCTAAAGCCTCTAGTCTATACAAGATGGCACTAAATGAAGTTAAAGGAACTAAACCTAATATGGTAAACCCAAATACTCCACCCTCTCCCACTAGCGTAGGAGCGGCGACTTCAATGAAGAAGGACAAGGGCGAAAAGATCATGGATGACGTTAAGCCTATGCTTGCTCATCTTGGACTTACTACCGCCGAAGCTGAAAAACTAATTAACTAATAATTATGCCAAATCAAAACGAGGCCAGCAAGCCTTCTGATAAATCTATGCTTACTCAGGCAATGGATAAAATGAAGCAGATGGAGGAACAAATCAGCCTCCTAACAAGGGTGGCCGACAAAGGTCGTATGGCTCGACTGGAAAACCCTACAAAACAAGCTATCAAAGTAAAGATTAGTCTTTATCAAGGTCAGGTTGTTATTGAATGGAGACTTCTGACTAATTTAGTGAAATACACTAAGAATGGTCAGGTCGAAGATCAGACTGTGCAGTACCTTGTAAGTGATGGCAAAGAAACTTCTACAGTTGAAATGTCTTATCTTACTAGCGTCTACGATACCCAAAAGGAAACCGTAGAAGTTAAAAAGATAATCACTGAGGATGGGGAAAATACCTATACCGTTGAATACGAAGGACAAGAATATAATATTTCATCTAAATACGTTAACTAATGTCATATATCGGAGATCGAGAGATCGAAAAAATCGAAGGTATCTTAGTAACCTTTAAAGAAGGAGAAACTGAGGAATACTCAGAATCCATGCTTAAAAGGATCGTAACAGATGAGGCAATTGACCTTACAGCACTCAGAGACTTGAGGTGTGAAGGTGTTGCTGAAAATATTCTTGGTTACCTTCTCGTGGATAACATCTACCTGAGTGAACTTGAATATGTAATGCAGCTTGTAGTCCAGACTTTCCAAAACAATCGCAATCGCGTTGAAGACAAACTATGGGGAGCCGAAGACCTACAACAAACTGTTAAACAGCTTGATGATCACTTGAAGACACTATTTAAGGATTAAGTAGTTTCAATCACCGTTATTCACACCCCTCTCTCTGAGAGGAGCTTTTTATTTACACTAAATTATATATAACATGGCTTTAACAGCTAACGTAACACAGAACTTTTTACCCTCTGATGGTAACTGGATCTCAAAGAATTTCGCAATGAAAGCCTCAACCGCTATGGCTGAAGGTGCTGCAATTGCTATCGAAATTTCTTCTAACACAACTACTGGTAACCACACTTTGATGGGAACCGAAAACGCCGCTGGTGCTGATTTTGTCGGTATCTTGGCTGAGCCTATCGTTGCAGGTGATGCAGATTATGCAACTGCTGGAAAACTAAAGCGCGTATGGTATCGCAAAAATATTAAAGCCGAAGCAGAATTTTCTGTAGGTGCTGGAACATTTACTGCTGTTGATGTTGGTAAGACCGTTGAAATCCACAGTGATTCAATATCTCTTGCTGTTGACACTGCTGGTAAAGGTGCAAGGATCACAGGATTCCGCAGCTCTACTCGTGGAATCTGCAACTTTGATCTACCTACAACCGAAACGGCTTAATAACCGCTTTATTCTATTAACTTTTATTTTAAACTATGCAATTAAATACAGCTACATTACCAGCCATGACGCAACTTGCGAAAGTGATCTGGGAAAAAAACCAAGCATCATTACCCGATGTTATGAGGAATTCAGGTCTATTTAAAAACGACCCAATTCCTAACCACACAGGAGACACCAAAAACTATTCTGAAATTGATGGTCAAGAGTACGCCCTTAATAAGGACGAAGGAGATCAAGCAGAACAAGCTAAGGTGCAACAAGGTTTTGACAAGACTCTTACCTTGGTTCGCCGTGGTCTTGATATTTCTATTACTGTAGAAATGCGCAAACGTAACAAGTACAACGATGTTATTTCAGGTCTTACAACTCTAAGTCGTCAGGTTCGCCAACGTCTTGACCTTGATCTTGCTCATCGTATTACCTTTGGAACCGCTACTACTTACACCGATATGGACGGAGCTTCTGTTGATATCAGTACAGGTGATACTCTTTCTCTTTTCAACACTGCTCATACCCTTAAAGGTTCAGCTACTACCTACCGTAACCGCCTAGCTAATAACCCTCAGCTTTCTCAGGGTGCCTTGGAAGGTATGGAAAAATTGATTGTTGAGGAAACTTACAATCAGTTCGGAGAAAAGATGACTGGTTCATTTGATATTATCTACACCACCGATGATCCTAATACGATCAACACTGCTCGTGAGCTTCTACAATCTAGTGCTAAAGTTTCTGCTCCTAATGAAGGTGTAGTAAATGTTTACTCTGGTAAATACCGTCACGTTATCCTTAATCGTGTTGCTACCGACAAACTAGGTGCACCTGATTCAACCAAGGCTAAGTATTGGGGTATTGCTTCTTCTAGCGATTCAAGTGCTTATCTTGCAATCCAAGAGGAACCATTCATGAACTCTCCAAGTGCAGGATCAAATGCAGAGGAAGTTTCTACTGAGGACTGGACATTTACCACTCGTGGTTCTTACGGTATCGCTACTGTAGGTGGACGTTGGATCAAATTCAGTTCTGGAGATGGTACTGCTTAAGCTTCTCCCAAGAAGTAATGCGGGGGGTAGGCAACTACCCCCTTTATATAAATTAACTCTTATATCATGGCTAAAGAAGAAAAAGCCGTAGAGGTTGTAGCCCCCGAAGTTGAAGTAGTCGAAGAGGTTACTGAAACCGAAGAGGAACCTGTCCCCGTTGAAGCTACTGAAACCGTTGAGGTTCCCGAAGCTCCTAAGGAGGAGGTTAAAGAGGTTAAACCTAAAAAGGCTAGAAAAGCTAAAGTAGTTGAAGAAGTTAAACACGAAGTTGAACTCAACGTTCGTGAATACCTTGGGTCATCTACTAGCAAAGTTCCTGTTACTTCCTACTGCCTCCTAAACGGACGAGTAGATTGTAAAACTCCTTTTGCAGGGTACAGCTTCTCAATCGAGGAGTGGAATTCTGGTAAAAGCTTGTCGTAGTTCCGACACAAAATAAGAACGGTGGATGGCGGTACAACTTATTTAACTAAATTAAATTATTATGGCTGGACTATACAATTTAAATGCAAACTACGGCATGGCTCAGGCTGCTGGACTACCCTTTACCACTGGTAAGGTCTTCTTTGTTGCTGACTCTGCTAACTCAAACTTTAACGACATTGACGGACTTTACACCGAAGATCAAGAAGGTGTTGCTCGCCGATACTCTACTATCGATGCTGCCGTTGGAGCTTGCACGGCAAACAACGGAGACATTATCCTTGTTGCTCCTAACCATGCTGAGAATATCAGCACCGCTACTTCTCTTGTTGTTGATGTTGCTGGTGTTTCTATTATCGGTCTTGGAACTGGTCAGAATCGACCTACTCTTACTTACACCGCTACTGCTGGTTCAATCGAACTAGATGCTGCTAACTGTGTATTTAAGAACATTCGCCTAGTGTCTTCTATCTCAGCCGTTGTGGTTGGTGTAAATGTTGATGCCGATGGTATCACCTTAGAAGACATTGAAATGAACTGGGATGCTACAGGTGATGACTTTGTAACAATGATCGACATTGATGCAGTAAACGACACCACGGTTAAAAACTGTCGTCTTATCGCAGAAGTTGTTGCTGGTTGCGACGAAGCTATTCGCTTAGACGCTTGTAACGGAGTTACTCTTGAAGGCAACTTTATATCAGGTGACTTTACTGATGGTGCAATCATCGGTGAAGGTGCTGTTGGAGTAAACCTAGTGATTAACAACAACGACATTTACAACTCTGACACTACTGCTGGATTTGTAATTGATATCAATGTGGCTTTCACTGGTAAAGCTTCTTACAACTCTCTAGGAACCTTGTTCGCAACTGCTCCAGAAACTGCTTTTGACCCAGGATCTCTACTTTGTATTGAGAACTATGTAGTCAACGCTGTTGATGAATCAGGCGCTCTTGTTCCTACTACAGTTTCTACCTAAAGACTTTGAGAGGTCATCAGATACACTCTGGTGGCTTCGATTAAATCTTTAAAATGACCGACCTAAAGAAAATCAGAAACATCTCCCCCCAAAGGGGAATGCCTGTAGATGACAAAAATACGTCTTCTACAATCAAGCAGGTTACTGGTGAGTCATTGCAATTATATTACTGGACAGAAGGAGCTAGGACTATAGACATAGGAGAAACAAGCGGAACTCTGGTAGAAGCTCAGTTAAGCCAAAACAACATAAAGAATGCTTCGGGGGCAATGGAGGCAACAGACTTAGATACCTCCCTTGGTTTCTCATCCACAGCATTAACAACAGAGGTTGAGTTTAAAGAGATTGATGCAGAGAATGCTGACCTAGCAACAGGAACAGGAAGACTAGAAAAAATAGCAGGAAGTTTCGCAAGCGGTCAATATTGCGTGGACTATACCAACGGAACGATCTACGGAAAGAAGGCTGACAATAGTATAAGCCTTCAATCAGTCACTTATAACATCCAGAAGATAGATGTGGCTGCAACAGAGCCTATTGAGATAAGCGCTGATGATGGAGAGGCTTCAACAGCCATAAATCAGGAAAGAATTATTTGCCTATTAGAGCAAATATTGACAAGGTTAGACATTGCTAATCTTCATGCCTCAATAGTAGATGAGGTGAAACTAGACGAAAATAACATTAACTAAAATAACATGGCTCAAATAAAAGACGGTACAGGCACAGGGATGTTTGCCAAAGTCGATTCAGACAATAGGCTGCATACTGATGGTATTAGCGAAAGTAAGCTACAGGAAGCCTTACAACAGGGTAAAACTTGGAATATTGGAACTGGCTTTGTAACTCTGACCTCTGCAAACGCAAGTGGGTTAATGTACTTAAAAAACACAGGTGATAAAAATCTTAATGTAGGTCTTTATGTTTTCCTACTAAAAGCAAGTACAGGAGGATCAGGACAAGGACTTGTTGAAATACTAAGAAACCCCACCGCTGGAACTGTTGTTAGTGATGCCGCTGCTGTTACTCCTACAAATATGCACTTCGGTAAAACAGATGTGCCAGATGCTTTGATTTACTCAGGAGGAGAGGCTAAGACCCTTACAGGGCAAGACGACATTTTAAGGTCACTTACAACGGCAGCAAATCGTCTATTACTTGGAATATCTACCATCATACCTAAAGGGAAATCTGTTGGACTAAGGCTTACGCCACCAACAGGAAACAGCTCAATGGAGGTGGAATGTGTAATGGAGGTTTATGAAACTACCCACAGTGAATAACAACTAAAATATTATATTATGGCTATTGCAATTGAAGGAGGCACAGGCTCACCGCACGGCGTAAAGGTTAATGAAAACAATCGATTTTTTGTTAACGCTATTATAGAATCTGAAGCCGAGAGCGCTACCGATATTGGGAACTCGTACAATCTGAATACGGGACTTGTAGCTTACACAGGAACAGCGGCAAGCTCTGTTATTTACCTAAAGAACAACGAAGATTCTACTTTAATTATAACCGCTATAGCTGTTGGGCTTTTCACAAGGTCAGCAACAGTAACCGATTCAGCTTTATTCACCCTTATTAGAAACCCGACTGCGGGTAATATCGTTTCAGATGCAACTGTTGTTGATATGAACCAAAACCGAAACTTCGGATCGGACAACACACTTGCGGCAGATGTTTACAAGGGTAAGGATGGAGGAACGATCACAGGTGGAAATGACATCGCTAAACTCTTACTAGGTGAAGGCCGTTCTTTCTTTACGATTGATTGGGAATTACCTAAAGGAAAATCACTAGGCGCCACTATTGATCTTAACACCAGTGGAGGAGCCAACATGTACTGCGCCATAATTTGTCACTTAAAAGACCCTAAAGAACAATAATGAGTATAAAATCTGTAATCATAGACCCAAAGTCAAAATTACAAGCTACGGTTTCTAACGGAACCGATTACCCTAATGCGTTACATGTAACCTCAAGGGACTATGTAATTAAAACGGGAGTTTTGCTACCCTTTTTAAACGACTCTTTTGGGGTAGCGATGAATCAAAGTATATCTTTCGGAGGAACTCCTGAGCTTATTACTGATGGAACGGATGCGGTAGGATGGACAGGCTCAGCAACCGTGGGGACTTGGGACTTTGCTAGCACAACAAATCCCAATAATGGGACTAAGTGTGTTGCAGCTGTAAATATGAATAACAATGATGAGGCGCTCTTCTCAGATGCGACCACTACGGACATGAGCAATTACACAACCATTACTGGTGCTTTAAGACTTGAAACCTACAACTCAGGAAACCATAACATAATTTTACAGTTTAGATTAGCTGGTGGTGACTTGGGAAATTCTATAAATCTAAATGATTATGTAGATACTGGTATTTTAAACGCTTATCAAAACTTTGTTATTCCAAAGGCTGACTTTGGTGTTAGCACTTTAACGGTAGACGAATTGACCGTAATTGTTCAAAGAGCTGGTGGGTCTAAACCTACTTTCAGACTAGACGATGTTCAGATTGAAGAAACTGGTGCATCGGAAGTCTTCACAATGGCTCCTCCTATTGGAACAATCTTCCATATGAAAGCCGTAGAATTTGAAATGGCTGACGCACTCGCTGCTACTGTAGCTAGTGGAACAATGAAAGGACTGTCTTATGACAAGATTTTAGGAGTTACCGCCCTTTCAAATGGTGTAGTTTTCCAAAGGGTTAACGATGGAGTCATTAAATTTTCTGCGAACTTAAAACAGTTAAGCGACTTTATAACAGGGGGTACGGATATTGTAACGGCGATAAGTGATGGAACAAACACATTCATTAAATTACGAATTGAGTTCGAGGAAACTATTATACTAGATTCTAGGTCAGACGATACAGTCACATTAACAATATCAGACGATCTTTCAGGGCTTTTATTATTCACTGCTTTTGCCAGAGGTGGTGAGGAAATTATACAAAATAACTAACTTATACTATGGCTTTAACAAGATACACCGTACTAGACGCAAAAGCAGCAACAGGCGTAGGTAACAGCATTGATGTTGCCGACTTCGATAAGGTAATGATTGCCTTTGACACCGCTGATAGCGCAAACCTTACGGTAAAATTCAAAGGAACAATCGCTGAGACTTCCCCCACATTTACTTCCGCTCAAACCACTACTAACCAATGGGATACCGTTGAAGTAATTGACGTAGAAGACGGAGCAGCAATTGACGGTGACACTGGAATCGCTCCAGCGGGAACCGATGATCACAGGATGTTTCAGCTTAATGTTGATGCCCTTACTTTCATCACAGCCGAAGTAACGGCTCGTTCTGCTGGAAGCGTAACCGTTAAAATGGTAGCTATTAACCACAACTAAAATGCGAATTACACGCAAAGAAAAGAAACCAGAGGAGAAAGATTTAAAAATTATTCTTAATCAGATCAATTCAGCCAAGCTTGAAATTGAATCCATTCAGGTTAGAAAGGACAACCTTGAAGACTCTATAAAGCAAAGCCTTGATATTAAGGAGGTGATCAAGAAAGAGATTGAGAATGAGAAGGAAGTTTTCAAAGCTAACCAGAAGAAGGCTAACGATGTACTCGACAAGATCAGGTTAAAAACTGGTGAAGCTAATGAGATCATCAGGAACCGAGAGGTTGAAAAGTCTAAACTTGGTAAAGAGATCGTAGCTGAGGCTAAAGTAAAAGAGTCTTTAAGCTATGAAATCGCCAAGGATGAAGAGGTTCTTACCAGTCTTAACAAGAAACATATTTTCGAGATTAAGGAGGCTAAGAAAGTTAAGGACGAATGCCAACGCAACAAAGAAAAGGTCGTTAGCGAAATCTCTGTACTCAATGACCAAATCGCCGTAAAGCATAAAGTCCTAGAAGAAAAAGAAGGAGCCAAGGCTGTTATAGAGAAAGAAATTGAAAACCTAAGCACAGTTAAAACAAAGATGGGACAAGAAGCCGACTACGCAGAAAACTGCATGAACTCCCTGACTAAGGATAAGCTAGGTTTAGAGGATGAAGTAAGTAAGCTACAGAAGGACAAGCATAAACTTGATGAAGAGGTTAGAGAATCAGAGGCACGACTAGAAAGATCAAAGCTTGCATTAATCTCCACTGTAAAACGTGAGCAATCTGTAAGCAACCGAACCAAAGAACTAAAGAACCTTTATAAAAATGTTGGATTAACTTCACCCATTTAAATGTCAGACCGAGCAAGTGAAATAGCACTGGTAGACGAGAACGGAAATGCTATCACAAGTAGTAATCCACTTCCTGTAGATAACGGAGGAGCATCAGGAACAGTATCTACCGCAGCTACAACAGCCGTAAATGCAAGTGCAACAGTAGTCACCCTACTACCTGCAAACTCAGCAAGAAAAGGCGCAACATTCTTCTTTAAAAACGACACAGGAACAGCCTCTACTCTTTATATGAAAATGGGAACAGGTGCATCAGAAACAGACTTTGGGGGCGCACTTGTAAAGGACGGTTCAGCTAGATTAACAGGGGCGATCTATACAGGAATCATTACAGGAATATGGACAACAGCTAATGGATCAGTACACATAACAGAAACTTAATGTTTGAAATCAGCCCTAAAAAAGTAGGCTCGTCAACAGCGGTAAGTGTAGATGGAAACATTGCCCTATATGATGGAACGGGATCGGATACTATAAAAGATTCAGGCCAGAGCTTATCAACCGTAGGAATCAACTTCTCTTACAACATAATAGAATCAGCAGACACGATAACCGTACCAGTTAAACAACAAATGATCGTAAAAGGAGACTTCATACTAGACGGAACTTTAGAACTTAACGGCGACTTAGCCCTAATATAATATGTCAGGAAAAATTACATTCCTTAATAGAACTGAACCAATAACCCCTTCATCAGGGGATACAGAGGGTTACATAGATTCAACTACAAAAAGATGGACTACTAAAGATGATGCAGGATTAGTAGTTGATTACACGAACTTCCCAGAGTTCCAATTCTTTGCAGATCAATTTGAAAACCCTGTTAATTCTGATTGGACAGTTAACGCACTAGCTCCAGCAGCAGCAGACAGTAATAATAACGGGATAAGCGTAAGACTCTTTGATGACACCACAGAGGAAGGGGTAGGGTTCACAATCCTTGTACCAGCAACAGCGACAAACATAGTTCTAAACACTATTTCAAGAGCTGAAACAGGCCCTTCAGGAGCGCAGACAGTTGCTCGCTCATTATACAACAGAGGAATACCAAACAATGCAGCAGTTCAATCTTGGACAGCCGCTACAGATTTGACGGATGTTTCAATGCCAACAACGACTGAGTTCTTCCAAGACGACACTCAAACAATTGCCCTATCAACCCTCAGTGTTACCGCTGGTGAAGTAACGCAGTTTGAAATGACCCGTGACACCGCCGATGGTGGAGACACCCTGACAGGTGATTGGGTGTTGCTTTTACTTAAAATATCCTTTACCTAATGCTAAGCACTAACGGTACAACTAGCTTTGGAAAATTCCCCTTGCCGTCACCAATGACGAATATTGCAGCAAATGATTTTTCAATCTCAATGTGGATTGAGTTTCAGAATGTTACAGGGCAAGCAACCTTTATGAGGATGTTGGATATTATCAATGATAGTGATAACTATATTCAAATTGCTATTGGAAGTCTAACTGGTAATCTTGGAGTAGCGGTAGAAGATGCGACTACCCAAAGAGGCTTATCTGTAGATTCAGTTATTAGTGCTGATGTTTTATATCATATCGTAATTACTTGGGACGCTAGCGCAGACACTGTAGGTTTTTCCCTAGATGCAGTTGCTCAATCAGGAGCTTCATTAGGTAACTTAGGGCCAGGTGTAGCAGATAACTTTAATATTGGTAGGCGTTCAGATGATTCAGGCTCCACATATAGTGAATGTTTCTTTGGAGATTTAAGGATATATGACCGTGCTCTACCTCAGGATGAAATCACTTCTATATTCACACAAAGAGGGCATGACGGAATTGTAGATGGATTGGTTGCACGGCATCTTATGGACGAAACAAGTCCTAATAATTATGCTTCTCTTAATACACATTATAAGGACTCAACGACAGCTTCAGTGGAATCAACGAGTGTGACCATAAGTGTTCCAACTGTTGCAGATGGAGACTTAATGGTAGCAGCTATTTGTGCTGGTGGAAATACATCAGGAACACCAGCAGTCGTAACCACACCTTCTGGATGGGATCCTATTGGCAATGGAGACTTACCTAGTACATCGTCAACACCTTCATTATGGATTTATCGTAGAACCGCAAGTAGCGAACCTGCTACTTATAATTTTGCGATAGATCAAACCAACACCATTATAGCTACTATGGGCACATGGGATGGGAACTTTATCACAACAACACAAGATGTTATCTCAACAATTAACACAGGTACTTCTATTGCACCAATAGCCCCTACTGTATCCCCATCAGGCAATGCACTGATTCTAAGGATCGCAGCATCGGATTCAACAAAATTACCTAGTGACACATCAGAATATTTTCCATCAAACACGATTGGAAGGGAAGCGCTAGAGGCTACTGATGTACCCACTAATGGTTGTACGTTAGGATTCTCAGAACAATTAGTTCCATCAGGAGCTACAGGTACAGCTAGTTTCTCCTTGGGATCATCAGACCAATGGGGTGCATTCACAGTTGCTTTCTTAGGAGGGAATGCTGATACAGATGTAGCTACACTGAAAGACATTAGTAATAGTAAAAACGACGGTGAGCCTATCTTTTCGCCTTTAATCGCAAGAGATGAGCTTAGCTTTAGAAAAAGAGTTTAACCCCAATATAAAATGGCCGATTTAGTAAGCAAAACAACACCAACGAAAGGAGTATTAAAATCTCGTCATACCCCAGTTAATGAAGATAATTACTGGATCAACCCCACCTTACCAGATTCACATAAAAAGTATTGGGTAAATAACAGCGGAACCCTAGAGGAGGGAAATCAGACTGCTAAGGATGCTATTGATCTAGTGGAAACCACTATAAAGGACAAAGGGCAGGTCGTTAAAGACATAGATGTAAAAAAGACTATTCTTGCAAATTGGGTCGTTAATAACTCAATTACAGCCTTCCCAGTTTCCAATAAGAAAACAAACAATGGTCTATTGGAAAAAGTATTTAACAACTTGGGAATTGGAGCCTTATCTGTTGCAAGCAATATTCTAAGCACCATGAGCGCATCTGGCACATTAACACAAGATTTAATAGACGACCTTAAAGCCGAGATCGATAACCAAATATAATATGAGTTTTTTCACACACATTAACGAGGATGGCACAGAGTGTCTAGCCACCATGATTGATGGCGAAAAAGTCCTTATAGATAAGCCTACAGAGGCAGAGTTCTATAAAGACATTAAAAAGCGAGCTAGAAATAAAAGAAAATTAACCAAACCTAGAAAATGAGCAACATATTTACCAACATCACAGGAGGAATTGAATCACTTGAAGTTAATCTATCAGGTGGAAAAGTTAAAATCCCTACCGAAGCTAACGAACGTGTAGGAATAGAAAAAACAAGTTCACAAACTCTTTCTGAAGCTGGAACTTACGAGGAAGTAGCATGGACTGGCGTGGATTCTAACTTAGGAGACAGTGCATCAACCTACTCTGATGGAACTATAACCGCCCCAAGGAAAGGAGTTTACAATATTTCTTACAAGCTAGAAGGCGTAGCTCAGACTCAATTACTAGTAAATGGATCACCTGTTAACCCAATAGATGCTAACGGTGTTACTTACCCTATCACGCTTCAAAAGGACGATACGGTTAAGCTTCAATGGAAAAACGCAACGACAACAAGCATTACAGGTGGTAAAATGCAGGTAATACTAACTTACGAAATCTGTTAATGAAATACTTTATTCAAGTTGAAGGGAACGAGAAGCTATTCATTAAAGCAATCCTTGTATTCCTCCTAGTAATAATCTTCCTCCTTTCGTACATTGCCCTTAGAACTCCTGAAATATTTATAGACGATAATCACTTACAGTCACTATGCCTAAAGTAAAAACAACGAAGAAAAGACCTAAGTTTATGGGAATTGGTGCATTCTTAAGGACAATAAAGAAATCAAACAAACCAAATGTAACAATAAAGAAAATTAAAAAGAAGCGTCCACCTCGTAAACCAACTAAAATTGCTTAATTATGCCTTTAAACAAAGAAGAAAAACAGTGGCTTCATCTAGCAATCGAATCACGAATAGATCACTTGACCTCTTCACCAGAAACCAAGAAGGACATTCTAAGTCTACAATCCGATATGAAACGACTAGATGCTGAATTAAAAAACAAAGTGGCATATAAAGTGTTCTTTTGGGTAGTAGGAATATTACTAGGAATAGTCATGAGCTTACTTGCGTATATGACAAACCAAATTCACGACATACAGGAAAAGACATACACTATTAGTAATAGCGTTTCCACGATAGCTGGATTCCTTGAAAACCTTTAACCAATTACATAATGCCAACCTTCAAGAAAACGCCCAAGAAAAAGGCTCCTACGAAATCTGTAAAGAAATCCGCTCCTAAAAAGCAAACTTTAGGCGAAGCTTTGGGAGGGGTATCATCCTTTGACAAACAACTAGCAGCAGCAAATCTTCCTCCACGCAGAGAAAGCACAGCGGATAAGACTCGTAAGATCAAGAAGAAGATCAAGGCTATTAAGAAGGAGACTAGGGGATCGAAAGCAGAAGCCTTCGGCCGACGATTACTAGGAAAAGCTAACACTTCTAAGGTCGGTAAATTCATAAGAGGAACCAAAGTAGCAACAGCAGCTCGTAAGAAACTTAAACGATAATAATATGGCAAGCCAAGCAGATATAATCACAGAGTTCTACGCAATCGTTGGCACTACAGCCAGCTCTAGCGTCTATCCCAGTGCAACCACTGGTGGGGCTTATGTTGAGAACCTTTCTAACAGGATTCAAGACACCATTTGCAGGAAACGTCCTTGGTGGTTCCTTAAAAAGAAGACTCTCTTTAAGACCGCTATTGATACGACTTTAGCCGCTGATATTACTACGGCTTCTACGAGTATATCAATCACCTCAGCTTCAACGAACTTCCCCACAAGTGGAGCGATTTTGATTAACGGTGAAGATATTGTTAACTACACAGGTCGCACTACTACAACTCTTACAGGGGTTACAAACATTGATATAGCTCACGGTGCAGCCGAAACAATAGAGCCTATTTACGCAATGCCCTCTGACTTCTCGCTAAACCCTATACTGTATATCGTAACGAATTTCAGCAAGAAAAAGATACGTTACGACATGGTGAACCCAGAGGATGACACAGTAGCAGCTTACGATCATGCAAATAGCAACTTCGGATCACAACAGTACAGATGGTCAATGATCACTGACAAGGATGGTACGGAATACATTCGAGTGAACAATCCAAGTAACGAATCAGACGCGCTATTTCAGTACATCAAGGCTCCTGCTTCCATGACCTCTTCCGTAGCTTCAACTATACCAGACCCATTCGCTTTAAAGATCATCCCTCTAGAGATGGCTAAAACAGCCATGCTAACTCGTGCGGACAACCCAGATGGACTAGCTACAGAAATAGGAGCAGACGCAGCAACCGAACTAAAGAACATGGAAAACTATGACTTCCGCAGAGTGCAAGGAGTAAGACCAAGAATCAAAAGCATGTACGGATCAGGTATAAATTCAACAGGAAATCAACGTATAAGATATAACTAATGAGTACTACACAACGTGTAAACGTAGACAACTTAGGCGGTGGAGTAAACTCTAAAATGCTCCCAACAGAAATAGACCCAAGCCAAACCCTTGGTAATGCCCGCAACATAAGAATCGATGGCAACTCCAAGAAGCCTAGAGCAGGGTATGTGACTTTCGCTAACGATCTTGGAACCAATGTACCTAGAGGATTATTTGGATGGGACAGGGACACTTCTACTAATGACGTACTAGCGTTATCGTTCAATCAAAACATGTACCTTATTAGCTCTACTGGTACTACTTGGGGATCACCTATTGAGACTACCCAAACTGTAGACAAAAGGGCGACGTTTGAGAAATACAAAGACTGGCTATTTGTCTTCAACGGAACGGATGAATCAGGGAGACTTTCAGAAACAGCGGTAACTTTTGATGGTACTTTCAGCGGAGGAGAAACCAGCGGAACCTTAGCGAGTAACTGGACAGGAATTACAGGGGTATACGATGTGACTTTTTCTAACGGTGACGAACGTCCTGTATCACTGACAAACGGAGCAACCACGGCCACTTGGACACTCGCTCTAAGCGCATCAGCTACCGCAGACGCTACCACTATCGCCTATGATGAACCCTTTACAAAACCTGATTCGCTGGCAAGTGCAGCAGTGTTCACTCCTTCTTTTGGGAATTTCATTAACGGATCACTAGTGTGTGGTGGAGTGCCAACCGCACCTAATAGTTGGTTTATCTCTAAGCCCGCAACATCAGCAGCCCCCGAAGCAGTTTTTGACTTCTCAGGAGCCATAAATGCAGGTGACGCAGATGAGATCAACGCACCCTCACGAACAACCGCAGCAATTGCGTTTAGTAAGTATGGCGTACTCTTCACGATTAATTCAGCTGTTCTTTATAGGGGGTTCAAGGATTTAGGGACCGCCCAAATCCCCGACATTGAAGAGGTGAAAGGTTCTGATGGATGCGTAAACCAAAGTTCAGCCGTAGTTGTTGGAAACGATGTTTACTATTTGACCCCTCGTAAAGAGATCAGAAGTATTCGCAAAGGATTCGATGAGTCTCTATCTGCTATTGTTGATCCGATTAACGAACTTGTAGATAAACAAATGCAGGAGTTAATTGATGATTCTTTCGCTACTGATTCTTTCGGGTACTACGACCGAACAAATAAACTAATTAAGTTCCACGTTCGCAAAGTAGGCTCTTCTGTACCAGATTTAGTGATCGTACTAGATGTTGAACACTTAGACAAAGACGGTCGCCCTTCGATTCTATTTGATGAGGGTAAATCATTCGTTGATGGAGTGTTCTTTGAGAATAAGTCTTTCACTGCTTCTAGTGGAATTGGTCAGATGTTTGAAGATGAAGTTGGTCTAGCTGACTATGATGACGTGGCTATTGCTACCATATGGGACACAAAGCAATTCACGGGAGGAGTTCCTACCCTACAGAAACGATACCGTCACGTCAGCATATTCGGACAGATCAGCACCACGACTACTCTAACAGTAACCGTACTCGTAAATGGGTCAGCGGTTCAAAGCGTTGTGATAAACAGTAACGATGTAGAAGCTAATGAGGGAGGAGGGATTGCCACCCAGACAATCGGTGAACATGCCGTAGGGGATGATGATATAACGTCAGCTTCGGAGACTCTACAAGAGTTCGTTAAATTAATTCCTTTCCGTAATGATGGACGTAAAATATCAATCAGATTCGAGACAGACCAGATCAACGGTAATTACAAAGCCTCTCATTGTAACTATGATCTAATCTCTCTCAGCAAAGAAAATGTAAAACTAAGTGAAGTCCTTTAACCTAATACTATGGCCAATACCGTCGAAACAGGTAGAAATACCACATTAAATCAAAAGATAAACTCTAGTGATTCCAACACCACTATAACCATGGCCTCTGTTCCGTGGGCAGTAACTACAGGAGTTATTGAAATAGGAGTTGGGAATAACAAAGAATGGGCTTCATTTACTGGTGTCAGTTCAAACGATCTTACGGGTGTAACAATGGGCTTCAATCAAGATGCTACTACAATGAGTTCTTCGACTACGGCCAACAAGAACAGCCACGCCGTAGGTACTCAGGTTAGACTCGTGAACCACTCCATTGATATTAATAACAAATTCGCTAAAGACGGTAACAACACCGTAAGTGGTGCAAATACCTACACAGGAATTAACAACTTTGATGATGAGTTGAATATTCCTATCTATGCCAACGCAGCCGCTCGTGATGCCGCTATAACTTCTCCAAGAGAAGGATCAGGGGTTAAGCTGACAACCGAAGGAGTTATTACAGATTATCTAGGTGGGGCATGGGTTACTCGTACAGCCGACACCACAGCAAACGCTTCAACTACGGTTGCTGGAAGGGTAGAAATGGCAACGGCAGCAGAAAGAGCGGCTGGTACAGCAGCAGGAGGAACAGGAGCTTTACTAGTACCTACAAATGACGCTCTGGTTAAAACATCAAGCGGATCAGGTGACGAGAATAAAATCCCACTTCTAAATAGCTCAGGTCAATTCGACTCAGGGTTTATAGGTGATGTTAACCCCACTGAATCGCTCACCACAGGAGAGAATGTAACCGCAGGAAATGCCCTTCGTATGAAGGTTGATGGAACGGTTTATAAAGCAATGAGGGAGGCTGAGCTAGGAGGAATTTCTAGGTTGTTTACTAGCCCAAGTGAACGTAACATAGCCACAGCTCAAATTGATGACAATAAAATAGTTTACTGTTATATAGGTGGTACAAATTACAACGCAAGAGTTGTAACTTGGGATGGTGAAAAGGCAACATTAGGTAGCGCAACCTTATTATTAACAAATACCGTAGCAACAGGTAAGTTCGATGTAGTAAAAATAGATACAAATAAATTTGCCCTTGTAACCTATTTAAATTCAAGTACAAATGGAGTAGCTGTAGTCTCTACAGTAAGTGGTAGCACAATCACGGCAGGTTCATCTGTTGCATTTGAAACTGGCGCACAGACAGGAAGTTCTTTACATAAAGTATCTTCTTCCGACACAGACGTATTTACTGTAGCGTGGGAGGATGACGGAACTAGCGACCAAGCTAGAGCGAGAACGGCTACTGTATCAGGTACAGTTCCAACCTTCGGAACGGAGATTGTAGTAAGTACAGATACTGATAGTGGTGCCTTCTTAGATACTTGTGACGTTGCAGCCAGCAAAATCGTTGTAGCTTATAAAACTAGTGGTAATGCGTTGGTAGCCAGAGTTTCTACAATCTCAGGAAATACAATGACACAAGGTACGGAGGTCACTTTAGATGCTACTGTAAATTCTTCATCCAATACAATTAGATGCGCCAAGGTAGAAGATGATAAATTTATTGTTTCTTACTTATCATCAAATGCGGTTAAAATTGTGGTTTGTACAGCTTCAGGAACGGTAATTACTGCTGGTACACCTATAACTTTAAATCCAACTGTACTTTCTACAGCTGATATTACTTATTTAGAATCTTTTGCAGACGGTAAAGTAGCAATGACTTATCAGTCAGGAAATGAAGGGGACGATGATTTAAAGCTACCATATACAGCCGCATGGGTTACTGTCTCAGGAACAGTACCTACGGTAAAGGTCATTTCACCATTGGATGGAGAAGGGAATTATCGTGAAGATGCGTGGGGTACTGATGACCTTTCCCTTGTTAAGATTAACGATGATAGATTTCAGTTTGTTCTTTTTGAATCAGTAAACGATGACATCTACACCCTTAACATCTCGGACAACAACTTCATGGGTTATGCCGATACAACCGTAACATCAGGAAACCCAGTAGTGGTTAATATTAAAGAGGATGACAACCAATCAAGCCTTGCAACAGGGGCTAAATATTGGTTAGATGCTAGTGGTGCAATCTCATTGAACACTGGAAGAGTCTTCGCTGGAACCGCAGTAAGCACATCTAAAATAATTAGAAATTAATTCAACCTAAACTATGCCAACCAGACCACAGGTACAAGCAGCAGCCGAAAGAAGCCGAACAGCTAGGGTTCGTGAACAAGAAAGAACCGTAGCTGGACGAGCGACTAGGCAAGTGACTAAATCCCAGAAGGATTTAACGACTGCTACTGCTGTAGGCCAGAAAAAGAACATTCAAGCTAATATCGATACTCAAAAAGATATTGTTTCAGGAACAGGAGCTAAAGGACAACAGGAGCTTGCAAAGGCTCAGGGATTAAGAGACAGAGGAACCTTTCAGAATAAGGAGAATATTAAGTTTGGTGAAGTTCTAGGAGGTGAAATAGCTGACATTCAAGCCAAGGAGCAACAAGGCAAGGTTAGTCCTTTCAGGTTCGATGGTATTGATGAGTCTCAGGTTACTAAACAAATTGGTAGCGTAGGAGAACAAGGCCCAACACCTGAACAAAAGCGAGGCATTGAAGCGGTTGAGAAATTCCTAGCGGCTCGTGATGAGGACAGGAAGACTGCGGAGAAGAAGACAGCAACACAGCAAGCTAGAGGATCATTTACTAATGGTATCACTAGTCCTATTGGTGAAGTAGCACAAGGCTCACCAGAATTTGCACAAACAAGTTCTGAACTAACTCAGGATATTCTAGGAACTCAATTAGATGTTGCACAAGCCAACCTACAGTCTAAGGAGAAGCTAAGGGAGAGTCAATTAAGACAACAGCTTTCTAACCTAAGTCTTGGTGATGAAGAAGGTAATGTTCTTTCAGCTTTAGAAGGAACAATGGGTAAACTCTCACTGGATCAACTTGAAAACCTAGCCCAACAAAATGGCTTAGAGCTTACTCAGAAAATGAAAGACAGGTTGAACCGTTCAGGAAAGAACGCCATTGAGACTGAAAAGATCAACCGTGATTCTCGTCTTGCTGAAAACGACTACTCTAAGAAACAATTATCTAGGACATTTGACCGAGCTATTACTGACCGTGAGGAGTTCAATGTTGAACAAGACGCAAAGATGCGCCGAATGGTTGCACAGTTTGGAGGAGGTAAATTTGCCTCACTAGGAGGAAACGTAGCCGTAATGAAAGCAGCCGAGAAAGGGCAACGAGCTTTAGAAGACCTTAAAGGTGAGTACACTGACAAAACCATGTTAGTAAGCCAACGTGCTGACAATGTTATAGCGGTATACGGTAACAACGTACGAAAGATCGAAGGAGATATGGCAGAGGCGCAGGAAAACAAGCTAGCAGAGATTCATCAAACTGTTGATGATCTAATGGCCGCTGGTGTCACTAACGAGATTGAACTAAGGGATGCTGTTGTGAAAGCTAAACAGTCATACGCTAAAGATTACTTCACTATCGCAGAGAAGGCGTTTAATGCTATTGAGAAGCAGAATCAGCAGTTCTTTGATAACGGAATTAAACTACGACAAATTCAATTAGCGGAAAACAAGACACGAGAAACCAACCGATTTGATAACCGTTTTGGTACTGCTTCAACTCCTTCTAGTAACACTACAGGAATGCAGACCATTGATACTAATTCAGAGTGGGCGGCTAACTGTGTTAAATATGCTCGTGAGCAAGTTCCTAACCTACCCTTTGGACTCTTCACTAAAGCCGACAAACAGAGGGCGGTACAAGAAGAAGGTTTTAGAGATCCTAGCCAACTAAAGGTTGGTGATGCTGTTTTAACCAGTGAGGGATCAGTAGGGCATGTTGCAATCGTAACAGGGGTAAAAGATGGTCAATTAGTATTAGAAGAAG